CAGCAATTAACGTAACAGCTTTTTCTGCAGCACCTACTGTTACACACGGAGTTACGGTTTTAAATAATGTAACAGGTGTGTTTGTAGCAGGCGAAACAATTACAGGTGCAACTTCAGCTGTTACAGCGGCTATACAGTCTGATAGATATGGATTTAATGGTGTACAATCATTTGACTTTACGCAAGTAAAACAACTTGGCATGGCTGGATCACCAACATATACTGCTGATGTTGCAATAGATTCAACTTATGGAGAAAGATATCCAGTATTTGGTTCTATTTCAGTGGCAAATAGTGGAACAACAGTTACAGGATTTGGTACTTTGTTTAATACAGAATTACGTATAGGTGACTCAATTACGTTTACAACTGACGTTGGCTCTTCTGTTACAAGAATAATAGAATCTATTTCATCAAATACAAGTTTACAATTATTGACAGCAGTGGGTGCTTCTGATGTATCTACTAAAACAATTGCATTTAGAAATCGTGGTAAATTACAAGGTTCTAATAAAAATATTTCAATATTTGAATTGCCATATAGAGTAATAAAAACTTTAAAAACAACAGCAAATAATAATAATACAGATACAAGTTTAAGTGTAAGAAGAAATTTTGTTGCTACACTATCTTCAGGTATAGCAACAATTACTGCAGGAACAAATGAAACTTTTGCAAGTTTATCTGAAAACGATTTTTATGTTTCAATTATGGCTATAAACGCAGCGGTTACAGGAGCTAATGGTGATGTTTTAAGTTTATCAGGAAATAACCATTTAGGTAATGCAATATTTACAAGAGGTGGTTCTCCTACTGGAAAAACTTTAACTTTAGATTTTGGTACAAATTATTCAAATGCTAAAATAAAAATATTAGCAACAATAAGTCGTGGCACAGCAGGTTCTAAACAAAAAACATTAAACAGTAACGCTACTTTAAATGTATCATCTCAAACGGAAATTGAATCAGGTACTATTGGTTTAGGAAAAGCTGACGTTATAGAAATTAATTCTATTTTTATGTCAGCAAATTTTTCTACAGTTGCAACAACCAGCGATACAAATATTACAAATCGATTTACTTTAGATACAGGCCAACGTGATAATTTTTACGATATAGGTAGAATAAAATTAAAAACTGGAGCTATCGTACCTACGGGAAGATTATTAATTAGTTTTAATTTTTATTCACATGGTACAGGAGATTATTTTGATGTTGACTCATACACAGGTGCAAATGACTATGAAGATATATCTGAATACACTTCTGATACAACTGGTAAAAAATACAAATTAAGAGATTGTTTAGATTTTAGACCTAGAGTTGCTGATTCATCTACGATTATTAGTTCTACTTCAAATAGATTTTATCAAACCACATCTTCGGCAATAGCCACAGGTGCTTCTTTAATTGATATTGTTAAATTTAATTCTGATATAACCACTGATTTAGAATATTATTTACCAAGAATAGATAAAATATTTTTAGATAAAGATGGAAATTTTAAAGTTTTAAAAGGCTCTAGTTCTTTAAGTCCACAAATACCAAAAAGTTTAGAAAATGCTATGCACCTTTATACTTTATTTTTAAATGCTTATACTTTAAATGAAAAAGATTTAGAGGTGCAAAAACAAGACAATAGACGTTATACAATGAGAGATATTGGTCGTTTAGAAAAAAGATTGGAAAATGTAGAATATTATACACAATTATCATTATTAGAAACGCAAGCTCAATCTTTACAAATACAAGACGCAGAGGGTTTTGACAGATTTAAAAATGGTTTTATTGTAGATAATTTTACAGGTCATGGAATAGGTGATGTAGGAAATTTAGATTATAAAGTTTCTATAGATATGGCTGGTGGTTACATGAGACCTTTGTTTAATTCTGAATCTGTGCAATTAATTGAAGCAGATGATGACGGTACAGCAATTGTTGCTGCCGATAGAACAGCAGCTAATTACGCTAAAACAGGAGATTTAATTACTTTACCTTATACGGAAACCACATTAATAGATCAATCTTTTGCAAGTAAGTATATTAACGTAAATCCTTTTAATGTTTTTACTTGGGCAGGCTCAATTACACTTGATCCACCAGGCGATGAATGGAAAGAAACAAATAGAATTCCAGATTTATTAATAAATCAACAAGGAGCTTTTGATACTATGTTAGCGGATTTAGGAAATCCTAATTTAGATAGTGTAGAAATTGATACAGTATGGAATGAATGGCAAGATTTTTGGCAAGGCACTCCTGTTGAAAGAGTTACGAGTCAAAACGATAGAACGGTAAATCAAGGAAGAATTGGTACTGTGAGAGATACAATTCTTACAACTGAGCAACAAGTTTCTCAAACAAGATCAGGTATAAGAACAGCTTTAGTTCCTCAAGTTGTTAGAACATCTTTAGGTGACAGAGTATTAAATATAGCTTTCATACCTTTTATAAGAGCTCGTACAATTAGTTTTACAGCTACTAGATTAAAACCTAATACAAGAGTTTATCCTTTCTTTGATAATATTGATATTACATCATACGTAACACCAACAGGAGGTTCTATAGGAGGCAGTTTAATTTCAAATTCAAATGGTACTTTAACAGGTACTTTTAGTATACCTGATCCTACAAATGATAATAACCCTAGATGGAGAACAGGTCAAAGAATATTCAGACTTACAAGTTCATCGACAAATTCTATGACTGATGTTGAGACCTCTGCTGAAGCTGACTATATTGCAAAAGGTTCATTAGAGACAGTTCAAAATACAATCGTATCAACAAGAGAACCACAATTAGTAAGACAAACTGTAACTGATACTAGAAACATTGTAAGAGAATCTACACGAACAACAACAGAAGTTATAGGATGGATAGATCCTATTGCACAAACTTTTTTAATTGATGACACCGGTGGAGTTTTTGTTACTTCTGTTGATTTATTTTTCCAATCAAAAGATGAAAATATTCCTGTAACAATGCAAATAAGAGAGGTGGTAAATGGTTATCCTTCACGTACAATATTACCTTTTGGTGAAGTAGTATTAAATCCAAGTTCTGTAAATATTTCAGACGACGCTACGACGGCTACAAAATTTACTTTTCCTTCACCTGTTTATTTACAAGAAAAAACTGAATATTCTTTCTGTGTTTTGTCTAACTGTGATAAGTATAATGTTTTTGTTGCAAGAATAGGAGATACTCAAATAGGATCTGATAGAACAATATCGGTTCAACCGTATGCAGGAGTTTTATTTAAATCTCAAAATGGTTCAACTTGGACAGCAGAACAAAATGAAGATATAAAATTTAAAATTAATCGTGCTGAATTTGAAAATGTAACAGGTACTGTTACACTTGTTAATGATAGTTTGCCTGTAAGAACATTACCGAACAATTCATTAAGAACAACAAATGCTTCCGGAGTAATAAGAGTATTCCATAAAAATCACGGAATGCATGGCACAAGTAATAACGTTACGATTGCTGGTGTAGCCGCTGGTACATATAATGGTATCACTTCAGCACAAATTAATGGAACATATACAAGTATTTCAAATGTAACACTTGACAGTTATGACATTACAACCGCTGGCACAGCTACATCTACTGGTGACATAGGTGGAACAACTGTAACTGCTACTGAAAATAGATTATTTGATTTAAGTTGTTTAAACATATCAACTATGACCGTGCCTGGCACTAATATTGATTACGATTTAAGAACAACCTCAGGTAGGTCAATTCATAACGGTAATGAAACTGAATTTAATTTAATATCATCATCAAATGCAATTAGAGTAAATACAGGTAATAATATTATATTTACATCACCTCAAATGGTGGCAAGTGTAATTAATGAAACAAATGAAATGTCAAGTTCTAAATCTTTATTTTTAAATATTACATTAACTACAACAAGTACAAAACTTTCACCTGTATTAGATGTAAAACGTATGAGTATGGTAGCTGTACAAAATAGATTAAACAATCCTACATCAGGTAATACACCTAATTTTGTTGATGATACTGCTGCTACAGGTACTTCATCAGCGGCCGTATATTGCACAAGACCAATAGTGTTAGAAAATGCTTCAACTGCTTTGGACGTTAGATTAACACAAAACGTTAGATCAAGTTCATCAGTAAAAGTTTTTTTTAGAATTACAAGCGCTACAGAGGTAAGAAATATAAATGACTTATCATGGATACCTTTTAACAGTGATGGTAACGAAGATATTACAGTAATACCTGCTGAAAACGATAGTACTTTTAAAGAGTACAAATATTCAAAATCAAGTTTAAATGAATTTACTGCATTTCAAATTAAAATAGTTTTAAAAGGAGATATTTCATCTTATCCTCCTATCGTTAGAGATTTAAGAGGAATAGCTTTGGCGGCTTAATATGAAAATAAAAGTACAAGGTTATAGTTCTTTAGAAAGAGATACAAAAACAAACGCAATTGTAAATACAAATAAAACTGAATATCAATTGTATATGAGTAGGATTAAAATACGTGAACAACAAGGCGATCAAATAAGAAATACTATAAAAGAGATAAATATTCTGAAGCAAGAATTGTTTGAAATTAAAAATTTATTAAAAGAGGTACTTAAAAAATAAACAATGGCATTTACAGTAATTAATACCACTGATACACTAGAACAAATGCGAGTTAAGTTAAATACTTTAACTCAAACTGATTTTGGCGACCCATCTACATTAGCTGGTGCAGGTTTATCAGCTACATCTATTTGCGGTGCTGTTGTAGAAATTGCAGGTGTTGCTTTTTCTGCTGCTGGTTGGATAATCAGAGATTCAAGTTCATCAATTCAAGCTATAGGTGCTGGACAAACTTTAAATGTTTTTGGAACGTCAAATCAAATTAATGCAGTGGTAAGTGCTACTGACACTTTAACGATAAGTTTAACACCTACTGTTAATATCACAACAGCATTAAACGTAAGCACGATATCCATATCTTCAGGATTAATAACAAGTTCAACAGGTAGTATAAGTTTTAGTGATGAAAATTTAATTACTACAGGTACATTTCAATCTGGAGCAGCTACAGTAACTTCATTAAATTCTTCAGGTGCTGTATCTGGTACAACAGGCACATTTTCAGGTGCAGTATCTGGTACAACAGGTACATTTTCAGGAGCAGTTGCTGGTACAACAGGTACATTTTCTAGCACACTACAAGGAACAAGTTTAAATTTAACTTCAGGTGGTATAGTTTTTGAAGGCGCTACTGATGATGCTTTTGAAACAACACTAACAGTCACAGACCCAACGGCTGATAGAACAATTACAATACCTAATATTACAGGCACAGTTATTACGTCAGGTGATACTGGAACAGTTACAAGTACTATGATTGCTAATGCAACAATTGTAAATGATGATATTGCTGACGCAACAATTAGAGCTGCAAAATTAAATTTAAGTGCAGATACTTTAACCGTAAATACTTTAAATGCTACAACTATTACTGGTTCAGGAGGCACAGCATCAACAATAACATTGACAGCAGATAATACTACTTCTGCCGCAAATTTTATAACTTTCTCAGCAGGTGCAACAGGTAGTCAATCTTTAAAAACTGATACTGATTTAACTTATAATCCTAATACAAACGTTTTATCTACAACTGCTAGTCAGGCTAATTATGCTGACTTAGCTGAAATTTTTAAAACAGATAAAGTTTATGATGTAGGCACTGTTGTTATGATTGGAGGTTCACAAGAGGTAACAGAATGTTTTATAGGACATAGAGCACTAGGAGTTATATCCGATAAACCTGCTTTCTTAATGAATGCTAAAGCAGAAGGACAATCGATAGCTTTAAAAGGTCGTGTTTTAATAAAAGTAGTAGGTGAAATTAAAAAAGGTGATGAGTTAGTTGCAGGTAATGGTGGTTTTGCTGCAAAAATAAGTGATGAATTTAAAAAAGTTTTTGCTATAGCTCTTGAAGATAATCAAAAAGGTCTGATAGAAGCGGTTATATTATAATTTTGCTGTAATAAATATTACAGTATGTTAATTGCAGCATTAAATGATGAATTAATATCTTATACAAGATACGAAAATAATCAAATAATTTATATAGATAAAAAAGGAAAAGACTATAAAGTTAAAAGTGAAGTAACTTTTAGCAATTGGGTAAAAAATTATAAAAATATACCACACATAAAAGTAGAAGGTTTAGAAGATAATAATTATCATCTATCATTATTAAAACAATATGATTTAAATTTTAAAATTAAAAACGTGCATTTATTTTATAATCAATTTGGTGGATTTTCTTTTCCAGAACACACAGATGATTTAAACGTTCTTTTATGTGTTATAAAAGGCAACAAAAAAATTTATACGGATAATTGTCCAATAATAGTTAAAGAAGAACAAGCAATTTTTATACCTAAAGGTGCAAAACATAGAGTTGAAAGTTCACCATTTACTTGGGCTTTAAGTATAGGATATTAAAATGAATTGGATGTTTTATATAAAAACAACTGAAACTTGTCAATTAAACTGTAAACATTGTTTTACAAACGGTATAAACGGCGCTAAAATTTATTTTAATCCTATACAAACAATAGATTTTGTAAAAAGATTTAGACAAAATTATGAAAATGAAAAAGATACAATACATTTTGAATTTCACGGAGGAGAACCTTTTTTAGCGCCAGTATCACATATGTATCAATTTTATAATGAGTGTAAAGATTTATGGAAAAATAGTACTTTTGGCATTACATCTAATTTAGTTTTTAAATTAAAAAAAGAACATTATGATTTTATTTCAGGCCCATTAAAAAATCGTATGGGCACAAGTTGGGATCCTAAAATAAGATTTGAAAACGATAAACAATATAATTTATGGGAAAAAAATGTAAGAGATTTATTATCTAAAGGCGTTACTATAAAATTGTTTATCAGCGTTACAAAAGATACCATTTCTATGGAGCCAATTAAAATATTACAATGGATAAAAAATTTAGGTGTGCAGGAGGTTTCGTTTGAAAGGCTAACAGGTAATGGAAATGCAAAATTACATCCTGAAATATTTCCTGATAATATTGAACAAGATAAATGGTTTTTAAAAATGCACCACCAATCAAAAGAATATGATTGTAGAAGTTGGTTTGATAACGAAACATTAGAGGTTATATACAATAAGTTTGAAACAGGATTCTTAAAAGGTGGTACTTTTTGTAGAGATTGTGAACAAAAAATATTTACATTAAATGCTGATGGCACAATATCAGGATGCCCTAATTCTGCACCTGAATTTCAATTTGGTCATATAAAAGACGATATAAAATCTGTTATAAATAGTCCTATTAGAATAGAAAACATCGCTTGTGAACGTGCTCGAAACTCAATATGTTTCTCTTGTGAAGTTTTTGAATTTTGTGGAGGTGATTGTCACCAACTTGCTTGGCAAAGTGATATTTGTGGCGCACCAAAAAGTTTAATGAAAGAGTTAAAATTAGGTATAAAATATGGTAATATCCAACCCAATATCTAAACAAGGTATTGTTGATAAGTTTGAAGATTTAGTTACTGATGTGGCAAATACTGGTATAGTGTGGGGAACAGATAGTAAACCTTTTGCAGAAATGCCTGACGCAAGTTACGGAGGCACAACAGCTGGCGATAGTTTAAATATTACAGGTGCAGATATATCAGGCACAATTATTACAGCGACAACAATAAAAAATGTTTTAGAAACTGAAGCTGCATTATATACAAATATTCGTCAACAAAGAGCTATAAAAAATATTACAGGAACAGGCACAGTTTTTGATGATACACAAGTGGCACATTTAGATACAGGCGATAGAGCCGCTTTAGGAGCCATAACAGCGACAGATATAACGGCCGGGTCTGTAATAGATGACACTAAATTGGAAACATATTTTTCAAATATAGCAACCGCTTATAATAATATAAGAACAACAACGGTAACTGAAACAATAGAAGTTTGCCATTCAAGTTGTCACAGTTCTTGCCACGGCAGTAGGAGTAGAAGATAATGATTATTGAAACAAAAGCACCCATATCTATTGAAGATTTAAAAAAGAATTTTACAGAAAAAGATGTAAGTTATTTAATAGATTATTCAATAAGTGATTTAAAAGGAAAAAAATTAATTACGTATTTAAGTAATTTAGATATACCCGCTGATTTGAAAAATATTGATTTAGATTTAGTAAAAGATTATCTTCACTCAGTATCTCTTGTAAATATATCTTACTTAGAAAATGTAGTAATAGACATTCTTTTCGTTATGAAAGGGCTTGCTAAAAATGAAAATTTTAATAAATTTATTTCAGAAAATTTTGAAATATTAGAAAAATGGCAGAACAAATTAGAAAGTTTATCTTTATATAATATGTATATGTTAAATTCTGACGATTTTAGAAATTACGCACAATCATACACTAAAGATGATACACAAGATTTAGAAGGTGTTAACTTTATAAGTCTTTTAAAACATACTAGGTTTTTCGGTTATTATAAAAAAATAAATAATGATAAATTAAAGTTTTATACTCATTATTTTAATGATTACATGTTTAGAGGTAAAAATATGTTTGAATATTGGGCAAATGATAAAAATCCATTGTTTCTTTTAACTTGGTCAATTGCAAATGGTAAAGGTAAAGAATATATACAAGCTAGAGAATCTACATTAAAAGGTTTAAAAATTTAATGATACATTTATTCGATAAAGTATATTTAAGTTTAGACGATTTTATTCAAACGGATATAGATAGAGTCGTAATAGGCCGTTATGGCAATATTATGGATGAATATTTGAAAAAAATACAAAAAGGTATTTTATTAAACCATTATAAAACTTTGCCTGATAATTTTTCTGAATTAATAATACAAATTAAAAATTATGTAGATACTTTAAATAAAAAATTCATAATATATGCAGACAAAGATAATTTTAATAAGTTTTTAATTAATTGGTTAAAAACTATTTTTGTAAATTTAGATTTAAATACATTTAATAAAATTTTACAATTAACCATATTAAAAGAAAGAATCATAAACAACACGCAATTAAAGCCTATACATGTTTTAAATATGGAACAATTATGGGAAGGATTAGGTAATTTAAATAATTTATTTAATGAAATTACAATATCTAATGAACAAAGAAATTCAATAAAAAATTTAAATTTAAATCTTTCTTACGAGTTTTTATTGGCAAATTATTTTAGTGGTTCTTCTAATCATATTAATAAATTAAATACAACTGTTCATAAATTTTTAAGAAGATGGTTTAAAGAAGCTTTTACAGACAATAGAGAAATGATATTAATGAATTTATTAAATAAAAATTTTCAATTAACTTTAAATTTTACAGAAAATGATTTAGATTTAAATTCAAATAATCCCATTAAAAATGTAAGTTCTTTACAATATTATGCTGATGAAACTATATGGGAGCAAAAAGATGATTATGGTAAAGGCGTTTATGGTATTTGTAAAATAGAAAATTTATCGCAAGAAAAAATAACAGGTTTAAGAAATTTAATAAAAAAAATTTATAATGATGTGGAGGGAATGGCCATTAATAAAACAATGTTTAGCACTTTTGATTATTTAGAATTAGCTGTTAAAGATAATATTACGAACGATGAAATGAATACAATGCTCAACTTTGTTGTCGAAAATCCCTTTGATACTTGTTTAGTGCCTAAATTTGATTTTCAAAATATTAATTATGTTTTAATACAACACATTTTTAATTTAAAAAGAAACAACAATATTGAGGCTTTAAGTAAATATCAACTTATATAGGCCTTAATGAGAGAATTTATCATTGAGCCTAAACGAGATCCTGAGCAAGAATATACAATTCATTTATTTGAATTTTGTAATCTAAGTTGTGCTTTTTGTTGGCAAAATCACCAAGATAAAATAGGTATAGACACAGTTTTAAATAAGTTAGAGCCTATTGAAAAATTCATAAGTAGAGAATTTAGAAATAAAATTACTTTAAATATAATGGGTGGTGAAGTATTTGCACCAAGCATTTATACAAAAGAATTAAATGAAGCTTATAAACAATTATCTTTAGGCATATCTCAAATAGCAAAAAAATATAATAAGTTGTATTCAATAAATTGGGTATCTAATTTAGTTACAAATAAAAATGGCATAGAACAAATAGAAGATTTATTAAAGCATTCTAAAGATAATAATATACCTACAAGACTTTCAACTTCATACGATCCAAGAGGCCGTTTTAATAAAGCACAATTTGAAATATTTAAAAGTAATGTAGATTATTTTGGAGATAGAGTTACTTGTTTTTCTTGTTTATTAACTAAACCTAATATAGAGCATTATTTAAATAACGGTGATGATTATTTTGATTATCTTTACAATAATGGTAAATACATTTATTTTGATTACTATATGCCAGATGAACACGCTAAATTTAATATGCCAAGTGATGAATTATTATTAAAGTTTTTTAAGCATTGTGTTGATAATTATCCAAATGTACATCCTGTAAAAGATTGGATTTTTAATAAAAAAAATTATTCTTCTTGTAGAGTAAGTAAGTTAGTATTAGCTGATGGCACATTATGTATGTGTGGTAATTTAGTGCAAGATAAAAAATCTTTAAGTATGTACAAGTCTCCTATTAAACGTATGGATAATAGTATTATTGAAAACAAATTTTTAGAAAAATATAATTGTGTTTCTTGTGAGTTTTTAGATAGATGTACTTTAGGCTGTTTTATGAATCACGATTATAGATATAGAGAGGAGTTAGATGAGTGTGTCTATAAACTTACGCACAGATATATCGAAGATGTACGACTACAAAGAAACTACATCGCTTATTAGAGTAGATATACCTAACGTAGATATTATATTAGATAATTTACCTATAAAACATCCTTTCGTACCTAGAATATGCGATAAACAAGCTTTATTTTTAATTTGGTGGGGAACAAAAGAAACAGATGCCGATATATATGAACAAACTTTAAAAAATAAAAATGAAGAACAATGGGTAACTTGTACAAATGAATGGAAATTAGAAAAAGGTGTGGCTATGTTACACATATATGAAAACGAAATAATAATAGGAAGTATAAAATATTCTGGTGTTTTAAAACAAAGACCAAAAACCGAAATACGTAAATTTATTAGGAAAATGTATTCTGATATTGTAAAAACATTTAAAAATTATAAATTAATTATACCTACTGGTTCTTATTTAGAATATTTACATTTAGTGATGAATCAAATGAGAATACAAAAAGAGCCATATCATAGAGAAATAATGCAACAATTTGGTTTTAAAAAACAAGATAAGTATTATATACGTTATGCAAATTAAATTTACAGATACTATTAATATAATAGATAATTTTTTGATTGATGAAATTTTAATCAATCAATTAAAAAAAGAAAGCAATATAGACACTACAATTAAAAACCAAGATATATTTAATTTTACGCCTAGTCAAAAGACATTTCAGTTATATGTAAAAAAAACTGTTGTTAATTATTGTATTCAAAACAATATTGATTTTGAAAATTTAGAATTGTCTAACTTTCAAAAAGGTTATTTAAAAAAATATGATGTATCAAAAGTAACAAATCATCTATACGAACCACATCACGATATGGTTGAAAGTTCTTATATCACAGCTATTTATTATTTACGTAGTGATTTTAATAATGAAAAATGGATTGGCGGAGAATTAACAATATATAAAAACTTAACTTTTGCAGAATACCCTAATAACGCCATAAACATTTTACCTAAACCAAACAGACTGATTATATTTCCTGGTTTTTTAGTGCATAGAGTAAAACCATATTTTGGTGAAAGTCCTAGAACGTCTTTAGTTTTAGGTTATAAAGTTAAAGATCAACCAAACACAAAAGCAATTATAGTATAATGGACTTAATTATTAAACCTACTGAAGCCTGTAATTTTAAATGTACATTTTGTTCTAGCACTAAAATTGCTATGCACAAAAGTGATTTGTTAAATCATAATTATATTTTTCGTTTTTTAAAAAGATTTCCTCATACAAAAACAATTATAGTAAATGGTGGTGACCCATTAATGGTAGAACCAGATTATTATTGGAAAATAATTGATTGGTTAGATGAACACGAATATAATACGTCAATATCACTTACAACTAATCTATGGCCTTTTTATAAGAAACCTAAAAAATGGGCAAATCTATTTAATAATGATAGAGTAGGAGTTAACACATCTTTTCAATATGGCGGTGGCCGTTTAAAGGGTGATTACTCTGAATTTACAGAAGAAGATTTTTGGAAATGTTCAGATACTATGTTAGAATATTGCGGTTATAGGCCTGATTTTATTGCTGTAATTGTTCCCGAAAATGAACATCTAGCACTAAAAAACGTAGAGTTAGCTTTTAAAATGTCTGACGGTAAAATGCCTTATGGCACAACACACGACTTACTAAAGACAAGTAAAGTAGGTGTAGAGTGTAAATTAAACTATGCTATGGCCAGTGGTGAACAAGATAAACCATATTTGTTAAGTAAGATATATCAAAAGTATGTAGAAATATGGGAAAAAAATTTTTATCATTGGGAATTTAATACTAAACAAATGATGAAAAGAGTAAGGGGTAAATATACTCTTTGTCCTCAAAATAGAAAGTGTGATGAAGGTATACGTGCATTAAATCCTAGTGGAGATTATTATTCTTGTGGAGCTTTTGGTGATGATAAAGATAAATCAATTGATTTTGATAGAGAAATGAATGGTGAATTTTTTAAACCATTACAAACCGATATGAATTTATATAGTATGAAAAGAGCTTGTTTTGAGTGTCCAATGTTTAATATATGTAATGGTTGTAGAAAGACTATTAAAGATTTTAAAAAACATAATGTTGTAGAAGAACATTGTAAAATTATGAAAAGTATTGCTCCAAAGGTATTAAAAGCAAATGGTCTAAATAATATTGAGTTAACGCCTTATATTGATGAAAGTGTAAATGCTGGATAATTTTTTAACACAAGGTTATATTATAGAAAATGATAAAAGCGTTATTAAATTTATAAATTTAGATAACGTCAAATGGATAGAAGATAAAAATTTGAGTTTACAAATTTGTAAAAAAGAAAAATTAATTGAAAATCAATTATTAGATATACAAAAATATTTAGGTGAAAAATGTGTAAAACAAATTGATAAAAATTACAAACTTGCCGATAAAATAGAATTAGTAAATGGTATAGATAATGCTACATTGATGTGGCATAATGATTTAGTAGAAGGACCTAATCTTTGTATTTTGGCATACTTTGATACAATGGATGAAGATATAGGAGGCGCTATTTGTTTTAGAGAAACTGAAACTAAAAAAGAGTTAATTAATTATTATCCTCAACAATATGATATTATTATAATGAATCAAAGTATGAAATTTGAACATATTGTTACACCTCTTAAATTAAAATTACCTAGACGTGTTGCAAGCTTTAATTATTACATAAATGAAAGATTAACAAAGTGAATAAAATAATTATTTCTATAAATCCTAGTTATTTTTGTAATTTTAGATGTAACTTTTGTTATTTAACATCTCAACAATTGAGTGATCAAAAAAAAATACCTTTACCTATATTAGATAAAAAATTAAAAGAAATAAGTAAAGTAAGAATTATAGAATGGGTTGATTTATATGGTGGAGAAATAGGCGCTTTAAAAAAAGATTATTTTTATGGTCTGAAAGATATTATTCGTAAATATTATAAAGATAAAATAAATATAATAACAAATTATTCAATGCTACATGAAGGATTTTTTAAAAATGATTTTTATTTAAGCGTAAGTTATGATTTTGAAGCCAGAGAAAAATCTGATTTAGTTTATAATAATATGTTTCAAAGTACGGTGCCTATTGCAGTGTTAATATTAGCAAGTGAAAAGGTAATAAGTATGAATGTAGATGAGATGATTAAAAAACTTAATTTATGTTCAAGCATTGAAAGTGTAGAAATAAAACCTTACTCGATAAATCAAGCAAATAAACAATCTGTGACACATAAAGACTTTGAATTATTTGTGCAAAAATGGATTGAAAGTAAAGTAGAGAAAAAATTTGATTTTATAAATGAAGGTAAAATAATTAAAAGTTTAAATAAACAATATAACGCATTTTCAAATAATCATGTCTATATAACACCTAATGGTAATTTTGGTGTGTTGGAATTTGATAAAGACGATAAAGAATATTTTTTAGAATTAAAGTCATTTAAAGATTATTTAAAATGGGCAGATAATGAACCTATAAAAAACATATCAGATATTTGTAAAAATTGTAAATATTATGGCCATTGTTTAACAGAACATTATCGTTATGTAAAAGATTTGAATAATAGTTGTAATGGATATAAAGGATTACTAGACTACTATGGTAAAAGAATGGAAAATCAGGCAAGCGTTATATCATAAGTTAAATAATGATTACGCTGACGATTTAAATAAAATAAAAATACAATTTTCTAAAGATATAATTGAAAATGCAATACAATATTTTTTTAATAAAGATATGGGCTTTATATATCCTTCTAAAAGTTATGTAGTGGCCATATGTTATGCACATTGGCTGTCAAAAGATTTCGGCGAAGATTTTATAGAATTATTAAATGACAAAGATTTATTATATGGTAATGATCCCTATTTTAAAATCTATAATGAAGATACATATACTTATGATGAAATATTAAAAAAAATTACACCTTTTAATGAAAATAAAGGTATAATACCAGATATAAGAAGTTATTATAAGGCTGAATTTTTTATATAAATAATAACACAAAGGAATGAATATGGCAATTACAATTAATGGTAACGAATATGATGAAACCAAGTTCAGTGATAAATTGAAGAATTACATCATAGCAAGACAAGAAATACAGAACAATAAGACAAGATTACTTATTGAAATTGAAAAAATAGACGTGTTAACTGAATACTATAACAATAAAATAGTAGAAGAATTAGGTATAAACGTTAAGGAAACTAAAGAAAAAAAATAAATGGCAGCTGTAGCAAATCTATCAATAGACCAAGGTGCAACATTCACATCAGACGTAACAGTTAAAGATATAAATGGAGAGGTATTTGATTTGACTGGTTTTACGGCTGTTGCAAAATTAGCTAAAGGATATGCATCCACAAGAACAAGAACAACAATAACAACAACATTTGCTGCAGACAGAACCACTGGTGTTTTAACGATTTCCTTAACGGCCAATCAAACGGCCGCATTAGATCCAGAAAGATATGTCTATGACGTTGAAATAACTTCTGCCTCTGGTGTAGTAACTAGAGTTGTAGAAGGCATTATAACAGTACGACCTGAAGTAAGCACCTCTTAATTATTATATATTATAAATTAGATTTAATATAAATATAAGAAAAAAAGAGAGATTTGAATGGCTAACATAACTGCTCGTATCAGTTCACCTACATCCGCTGGACCGCAAAAAGTATCAGTAACGATACCAGCTAGTGCCACGCTACAAAACAATTCATTACAATTAAAATTATTAGGCGATGTAGATACAACAACTGATGGCCTTGATGATGGTGCTTTATTACAATATAGAGCAAGTGATCAAAAGTTTGTGACAAGAACAAACATTATTACAACTACTGGAAATTTAACGCTAAACGGCGGAGAGTATTAATAAATGGCAACTATAATTAAAATTAGAACGTCACCTGGTGTAGGTAAACCCGCTGAAGCAAAAATCGGAGAGCTTGCATATTCATACGCCGTAGGTACTTACAATACATTAGGAGATAAACTTTTTATCGGTGTCGGCCCTCTTGATGGCAACGGTAATGCTTCGGCACAAGAGGTCATTGGTGGTAAATATTTTACAGATTTATTAGATCATCAACCAGGTGTTTTAACTGCTACATCAGGTATGATTGTAGATGCTAATAAAGCAATTGATCAAATCATTATAGGTAATAGTACAACTACTGGCGGAGGAATTAAGTTTAATGAAGGAACAAATAACGGTACAGATTCAATTACAATTAAATCTCCTAACAGTTTAGCTGAAAGTTATACTTTAACTTTACCTCTAGTAACAGGTACACCTGGCCAATTTTTAAAAACAGATGGTTCAGGAAATTTATCCTTTGAAACTGTTTTTTCTAATTTTACAATTACAGGTGATAGTGGTTCAGATACATTTAATACAAATGAAACTTTAGATTTTCAAGGTAATTCACAAGTTGTAACTGCTGTTACAGATAATCAAGTATCATTTTCAATTGCTGCTGGTTCAATTGGTACAACACAGTTAACAGATGCTGGTGTTACAAATGCAAAATTACAAAATGCAAGTACAACTTTAGGAAGTTCTACACTTACTTTAGGTTCAACAATAACTGATATTGCAGGACTTACATCTTTAGTTGTAGACGACATTACAATTAATGGCCAATCAATTACAACAACTGATTCAAATAAAGATATAGTTTTAACACCACACGGCACAGCTACAGTTACAGTGCCTGCAGGATATAAAGATCGTGCAGGATTTGGTACAACATCACTTGCAACAAAAGAATATGTAGATTCTGTATCACAAGGTTTGGATGTAAAAAATTCAGTTGTAGCCGCAACAACCGTAAATTTAGCTGCAACATATGATAACGGTGCTTCAGGTGTAGGAGCTACATTAACTTATGCTTCAGCTATTACAACACTTGATGGTGTGGCACTAACAGATGGTGATAGAATTTTAGTTAAGAATCAATCAACAGCAAGTCAAAACGGTATTTACGTAAGAACATCATCCACAGTGTGGACAAGAGCAGTTGATGCTGATACTGCTTCTGAAATAACTGGTGGCACTTTTGTATTTGTAGAACAAGGAACAGAAAATGCAGATAACGGTTATGTATTTACACATGAAGGTACACCTACATTAGGTTCAACATCATTAACAGTCAGTCAGTTTTCAGGTGCAGGACAAATTACAGCAGGTGCTGCTCTAACAAAAACAGGTAATCAATTAGACGTAGCAGTAGATAACAGTTCAATAGAAATTACAGCAGACGCATTAAATGTAAAAGCTTTAGGTGTTACAAATGCTATGTTAGCAGGTTCAATTACGAGAAATAAACTTTCAAATCCTTTTATTAACATATCCGATGAGTCTTCAACCTTAGGACAAGTTTTATTAGAACAAACTTTAGAATTTTTAACAGGAGAAGGAATAGATACGATAGTATCAGGTAATACAGTGAGAATACAAGGTGAATTAGCAACATCAGCAAATATAGGTATTGCTAACTTTCCTGCAGCAAACTTTACAGTAACAAGTGGTTCAGTAGCAATTACAACAATAGACGGAGGAACATATTAATGGCATTTTTAGTTTGGCATATATTAGCAATACTTACAGTTATGGCCGTTTCATTTTTAATTGGTTATAGTGTTGGTAAAAAAGACGAAAAATTTAATTATAAATTTATAGATAAAATAAAAAACATTTTGAGAAAATAATTAAATTATGCCAGTAATCACAGTAATTAAACCAAGACGTTCTCTTGTTCCAGCATCAGTACCTGCAGCAGGTAGTATTGAATTAGGAGAATTAGTATTAAATATACCTGATGGTAAATTTTATACTAAAGATGCTGCAGGAACAGTTAAAGAAGTTGGAGGTGCCGGTGCTGTTACGCTTCAGGGTGTTACGGACGTTGGCGCTATTACAACAAATAATATTACACTTAATGGTGCAAATTTAATATTTGAAGGTTACGTTGAAAATGCTTTTGAAACTACTTTAACTGTAGCAGAACCTACATCAGATCGAACAATAACATTACCAAATCAAAGTGGTACAGTGGCTATGGATGGTGACGCTTTAGCGTATTCCATAGTATTTGGAGGATAATTTAAAAAATGGCTAGTGCTTTTAAAAATGCAGGTATGAATATTGTTACTAATAATGATGCTAGTGCAAATTTTTATACTTGCCCACCGTCTACAGTCGCTGTTATACATGCTTTATATATTTCAAATAAAAGTTCAACAAATTTAGCTAAAGTTGATGTAAAAGTTACAACTGATGGTGGAACAACTTTTTATCATATAGGAAAATCTTTAGAAATTGAAACAAACAACACATTAGTTTTAGATAAACCTGTTAATTTAGAAGCAAATGATATAATTAGAATTGTAGCAGAAACAAATATAGACTCTTCGTTACCTGAAATAGAAGCATTTGCTAGTATATTGGAGATTTCATAATGTCATATTTACTTCCTACAACATCTATAAGTGTACCAAAATTAAAAAATTTTAACGGCTTAAGAAGAACAACAGAAGGTATGTTATATTTAACATTTTATGATAAAGAAAAAGTTAATGATGAAATTACTGTCTCAAAATATTTTGAAGAAGGTAAATCCGAATTTGTGCCAGTGGATGAAACCAATTATACTACTGAAAGAAAAGAATATTTAGATAATCCTCAACTTTTTACAGGTGATGGAAATACAAAAGTTTTTAATTTAAGTATATCAGGTTTAACAATATCACAGATAAGTGTATTTGTAAATAGTATAGAAAAAACAGCTTTTACTGATTATACTCTTTCAGGAACAACATTAACACTACTTATAGCTCCTGGTAATGGAATTTCTGTTGCAGTTTTTCAAAATAAAAAAAGATATTTTAACAATGATAGTGATAAATATCAACAATTTACGTATGATTTTAAGTCAACATATTATATAAATAATGATGGAATACTGGTTAAAAGAGAAAATAAACCTGTAGCCAGAACACCATTACCAAGTGATAATTTTGATAGCTTTGAATCAACGTCTGTTGTAAATAATACAACATGGAGTATATAAATTAAAAAATTATTATAAATATATTTAAAATAAATTGCAATTATGGCAGATTTTCAATTAGGCAGAATTAAATTTAAATGGAGAGGCGATTGGGCTGTATCAACAGCTTATGTTATAGATGATATAGTAAAATATGGAGGTAATACCTATGTTGTTACTTCTAATCATACATCATCGGCTACAGTTGCAGGTTTTTATACAGATTTAGCAGCTTCAAAATATTCATTACAAGCAGAATCTCTTTTTTTTAAAGGTGATTATGCAGCTTCTACACATTACAAATTAAATGACGTTGTAAAATACGGAGCAAGACAATATCGTTGTACAACTCAACATACGTCAGCAGCTGCTGTAGCAGGTGTAGCTATATTAAACACTGCTAATTTTCAATTATATATTGATGCTACAGACTACAAAGGTTCATACGCATTAAATACTTATTATAAAGTAAATGATGTAGTTAAATATGGCGCTGGTTTATGGATTTGTATTACTGCTCATACCTCTTCAGGTAGTGATTCATCATTTGATGAAACAAAATTTAACACTTACACAGAGGGCTTACAGTGGGAAGATAGTTATAACGCTGCAACTAATTACCAAACAGGTGATGTAGTAACTTATGGTGGATATGTTTATATAGCAATACAAGAAATTCCTGCAGGTAATACACCTACAAATAATGCTTACTGGGACGTTGTAACAACAGGTTATAAACCAACAGGAACATATTCACACGGCACTTCTTACAAAACAGGAGATGTTATTAACTACGGAGGTAATTCTTACGTAGCAAATACAAATCATTCAAGTCAATATCCTGCTGTTCAGGCCACAGGTGCTGTAAACTCATCTTATTGGGATTTAGTCAGCACAGGTTTTAAATTTCAAGGTTCATATGCTCCAGGCACGACTTATTTAATTGGTGAAGTTGTACGATATGTAGGAAGTTCTTACGTACAGAAAAAAGATAGACAACAAGGTGTAACACCAGGCACAGATGCTACTGTTTGGGAAACATTAGCAGTAGGAGATGAAGGTAATGTCATGTCCGAAGCTGGTGACATGATTTTTACAAATGCTTCTGGTGCTCCTGCAAGATTAGATTTAGGACCAGCAGGTTCAATTTTAACATCTAATGGTGTAATACCTGAATGGCGTTATGATGAATCAGGTAAAAACGTTTTATATGTTTCTAATTCAGGAAATGATTCAAATCCAGGTTCAAAAACTTTACCTTATAAAACAATAAAAGCTGCTTTAGCAGCTTCAAACAGGTTAGATGTTTTAGAGTTTTCATCACTTAGCGGAGGCTCTGGAGGTGCAGCAGGTGTTTATACTGTTAGTTCTTTTTCAACCTCAGGCTCAGGTTCAAATATTATAATTCAAGTTGTAAAAGACGGAACATCTGCTTTATCATTATCTAATATAACTATAATAAATGGTGGTAAAAATTTTGCTGTAAACGATACTATTACGTTATCTTCTGCTGATTTAGGAGGAGGAACAAATTTAGTATTAACTGTAAAAAGTGTTAACTTTGGTGACTTGATATGGATAAAAGCAGGTTCGTATAGAGAAAATTTACCTTTAGTTGTTCCATCAGGAGTTTCAGTAAGAGGCGAAGCATTAAGAGCTGTTGAAGTACAACCTAATACTGGCAGTTCATCTACAATTGCTACTATATCAATATCATCCACAATTTCAGGTGCTACAAGCGGCACTTACCTATATAAACATCCTGTAACAACATCAGGTTCAGGAGCTGGACTTGTAGTTAATGTTACAATATCTTCTAACACTGTTTCAGCTGTTGGAGTTTATCACGGCGGATATAATTATACTGTATCTGATACATCTACATTAACTGCTGGTCAAATAGGTTGTGGTGGCTCAGGTACTTTAACAATTACAGTTGCTTCTTTAGAAAATAATAACGCTTCTTATATGTGGTTATTAAACAATTCAACAAATTTACGATTAATGACATTAAGAGGTATGACAGGCACCTCAGTGCATTTAAGTGCTAACACTGGTTTTGGTGGTGCTGTTGTTACTTCATTAGATCCTGAAGGAGCTATTTTAGAACAATCTCCTTATTGTCAAGACATGACTTCTGTAAATACAGGCGCTGTTGGTATAAAAATAGATGGCCTTTTACATACAAATGCTTCTAGTAATAAATCTATTTTAGGAACACATTTTACACAAATTAACTCGGACGGTATTGGTATATGGTGTCATGGAAACGGCCGAGCAGAAATGGTTTCTTGTTTTACTTATTATTGTAATAAATCTTATTATGCTTCAGAAGGAGGTTTCATCAGAAGTTTAAATGGTTCTTCTGTTTATGGAGAATATGGTGCTGTTGCTGATGGCCAGTTAGTTGCTGAAACTCCTATTAGTGTTTTGGGTAATGGTGATATGATAAGATATAATCAATCTCAATTTATAGGTTTAGCTACAAACACTGATATTTCAAATTCTATTGCTACTAACGGTTCAGGTACGGCTACAATTTTGGGTGTTACATCAGGAGCAACTGCTACATTTTTTAGATATAACATATCTTTAAATAATTTACATATTAAAAATAGATCAGGTAATTTTCAAAAAGGTGAAATTATCACTATTACAAAAGAGTCAGGCGCAACATTTCAAGTTACATTAAATTCTACTTTTGGCGATAATACAGCAGGTTCTACTATTGCTAATATAGGTCAATTAGGTCCTTTAATATCAGTAAAATCAGGAGCAACGTCCTTAACTACAGCTAACGTATTAGTTGTAGGTGCAAACGTTAAATTTACAAGTAATTCAAGATATTACCGTATCAGTGCTGTAACTGAAGAAAATACGGCTGCTGGTACAGCAACTATTCGTTTAACAGATAGCGTTACACAAATAGATGGTGACGTTGAAGAAAATAACGTAACACTTATAACATCAAAATTTTCAAACGTTCGATTAACAGGTCACGATTTTTTAAGTGTTGGTACAGGCGATTTTATAACAACTAATTATCCAGGTA